CATGGTTTACTCCAATAATAGGCAATTGTTAGCGGCCTGTTGCATGATGATCCAATTTGTGCCGTCAGACACCATTGTCGCCCAATTTCCTACAACTGCCAAGAGGATTGCGGTGCCTGCGCTGGTGCTGTCAATGGGCACAACATTGCTAGACGCAGACACTAAAGTCTGCGCCTGCATGTTTTTAAAAGTCAAAGTGCGGCCAGTCCATGACGATGCGGCTGGCAACGTCACTGTGCAAGTCGAGCCTGACTTATTGTTGATATACCAAATCTCACCATTTGCCACTGTAAAGTCAGCCGTCTTGGTGACTGGCGCACCAACGCCCATGTAATCTGTGTTGGCCACAGCGGCAGAAATTGCCGTGCCGTTGCCTTTTAGAATGCCAGTAATTGTGGTGGTCAAGGTCAAAGCAGGCGTTGCCCCACCACTTGATGTACCAGCAAAACCATTGGCCGACACAACAGAAACAGCCGTTACAGTTCCTGTTGTTGGGGTTGTCCAAGTGGGCGTTACACCTGTTCCAGCCGATGTAAGAACTTGACCTGCTGTTCCTTGTGCCGCATCAAAACTAAGTGTTCCTGTAACGCTTAAATCTACAACACTTGCATTTTTAGCAGTTGTAGCCCCAATTGTCATGTTGTCAATTGTTCCTACATTAGTAGGGGCAACTTCAATTGAGCCTGTACCACTAGGCTTTATATGCACATGGCCAGTGCCAGTAGGACTAATGTCTATTTGTGCGTTTGTACCGTTTAAATTGGTAGAAACATTGATGGACATGTTATCGCCACCACCAGCACCAACACTCATTTGGGTTGTGCCTGACGCATTTTTAAGCGATAAACCAGCAGAGTTTGATGCAAGGACTATAGGTGTAGTAACGCTAGTAGAAGCAGCTAATGTTGTAATGCCTGTAGTTGCCCCTGTGTCATCAATAGTGACTACAGAATTATCAATGATTTTGCCAGATGTGCCATCAAATCGAGCAATAGCATTGTCTGTTGAACTAGCTGGCCCTGTTACATAGCCTAAACTGGTAATATAAGACGAGGCACTTGGCTGAAGCAGTATTGCGTCAATCTGCTTTTGCAATTCGGCAATCTGAGACAACAAGCCAGAACAACAATCTTCAAGACCTGCCGCTTCAATCTGTTTGATCAATTCAGCACTTAAATCAACTGGTAAGGGCTGCGTTTCAACTTCTTGCGCCAGCGCCTGCAAAGCCGCATCATAAGATGCAATTAAAGACTCGGAACTAAATGTAAGACCAGAATCGTCAATAACGCCTGTGGCAACATTGTTAAGCGACAAAAAGAACAAGTACCAAGCACGGTCAATTAAACCCGTGCGAGGATCAATCAACGGTACCCGTGGCGGCGTGATTGGCGTTGGTGTTGCGTTAGGGCTAGGCATTCGTTGGACTCAGAATAAGTTCTGCGCCCATGATTGCAATCTTCACAGGGTCAGTGCCAGACACTTCATAAACACGATCACGCAACTTAGTTGTCATGCCAAGCCTACGCCACAGCACGCGTTTGTAGTATTCGCCAATCTTGCCCATGGACTTCCAATGTTCGTTTGACCATGTGTGGCCACCGTCGTCTGAAAAGCGAAGCATGACTTGAGGATCATATCCCGGTGTGCCAAGATAGGAATTGGTGACAATTTCATAGCCCGTAATATCGGTATCTGGTAAATCAAATTGACCTAAAGGTTCGCTACCGTCCCCTGCTTCAGTGGTCAAGATGATGCCTGATTGAGTAGCTAAATATGTTTGCGCATATTCTGCAACAAGATTTAACCCCGATTCAGTATCTATGTTTTCGCTGTCATAGTTAGGAGATCCATTTAAACCAACGCCAGACTCACAATCAAGTTGCAATGTGTGTTGGGCCGTGCGCTTAAGAGTATTAGCGCCAGTTGGCAATGCACGCCATGTGCGAAGCCACTTCTGGATGCTGCCGTTGTCTGAATAGTCGTCCAGATCAAACGCATAAATATTGCCGTTTTCAAAGTCGCCAACGACAACCTTGTTGTTAAACGCCATCTGGCAGTTACTGCGGTGGCGCGTAAAGTTGCCGTCAACAAACCCTGCACGCTCATGCCACGCTTGTGTTGCGGCGTCATAAACCCAAGTGGTGTTAGCACTTGGGAAAATTAGTACATAAAAGCTGTGGCCGTCTTGCTGATAGGTGTAAGCAATAGCGTCCGTCAAGTCAGCATACTGCTGAATCTGCCACTCAACAGCATGTGTAGAAATGCGTTGGCCTGCATAACCATTGGCACGGTAGACAATACCTTGGCCACGGCGGTCACGGCCAAGCCAAAACAGGCCGTTGTCCATCTTAGCAATAGAGTAAGGGGCAGCGCACCCTAACTCGTTAAACGCGCCTTGGATGCGTTGTAGGGGAAAGTCTGTCGCACCAGAGTCAAACCAAACTTCAATTGAGTTTGTGCCAAAAGCCCACACCTCGCGAAAGTTTGACGTTACGGCAACCAAACCGTCTGGTGAGCCTTCAGTGCTGACAAATTCTAATGGGTCAATGGATGTGCCGTCCAACAACTGTGTCACCCACATTTTTTGGCTATTTGGTTCATTAAAAACAAAATAACCATCTAAATAGCAGACAGTCACGGCGCCTGGAAAGTCAGGATCAGTAATCTGGCCAAAACCGCCAGTTACATAATTGTAAATATAACTGGGGCCGTTGCAGGCAATAAACAATTGCGTACCGTTGTCGGCCATGCTAACGGGGTCAGTACCGGCCACCGTGCCAATTAGCGTAGCAACATATAAAGTATTGATCTTGTAGAGCTGTGTGCCAGAAATAACAAAAGCTGTGCTGTCGTTAGACGAGAACGCCCACAAGCCACGGATCGGGCCGTTGCCTACAGTGCTAAGTAACTTTAGGCCAGGGGCGCGGTTTAAAAACGCAGGCTCTTTACCGGCCTCTGGAACAATCTCGGGAAAAAGGTTGACCATCCGAGCGTCTGCCGCATTGACAGACCTCGCTACATAAGTAGAGCCAAGGATGGGCGTTTTCATTACGCAGCTACGCCATCAATCACAGCAAAGTTAATTACTGGGGCATCGGTAGCTACACCGCCAGTGGTCAAAAAAGTAATGTTGAAACCACCCGATACCACCGAAGTAACCAACAAATCGTACAAATTAGTGCCAGATGCTTGATTTAAAATAATTACATCATTTGCGCCGATTGTGCTGTTAACAACAGTAAATGTAGCAGCGGTAGCAGAGCCAGCCGCAGAAAACATAGTGATAGCACCGCAACGCTTGTTAATCGTTACGCTTGTGGTGCGACTAGTTAGTTGTGTAACCGCGCCGCCTGCCCCTGTGGCATAGCCTACACCAGCCGTGCCAGTTGAGACAATAGCGCCAGTGGCTGTTAGGCTTGTGCCTGTGGCTACGCCAATATTGGGTGTAACCATTGTTGAATTGGTAAACAACAGCGCATTGGTGACTTGCTTAGTTGTGCCTGATTGCACAATTGGCAAAACATCAGTAACGGCAGCAGCAGTGGCGACTGGAAGGGAGGTGATTGCAATGGTGGCCATGTTAGTAGTTTCCTGCGTAAATGTTGAATCGTTGGCGGTTAGCGACTAATGCGTAAGGCAATGCCATTACATCATCTGGGTTATTGATGCGCTTGAGATCACGCTTAGAAGTCATTGCAATGCGCTGCACTTGTGGGCTTGGCTCAACGCCAAACTCAGGGGCAAATTCCATGGCCAAGTTGTATGTAAACGCACGCAGATAGCCTGGTGGGTAGTACAAAACCGTGGACAAGCTGGCTGGGTTGTTTAACTCTTGAACCGACACAAAGTGAAACTCTAAGTCCTGCGTAGGCCGTGGGTAGAGATATATCTCAATATTAGGGAACGTCATGTTGACCCACATCACTTGTGGATAAGTGGAGGTCACAGTCTTGACAGCAATACCGTTGTACTGCTGTTGGTTAATCATTTTGATGCCATACGACACATTGTTGGCCGCTTTAAAGTATGTAGCATCGTCAAGCAAGATAGGGCGAAGACCTATGAAGTCACCAGATGGGCCAAGGGTGCGGCTAATAAAACTCGCAGGCCATGTGAAAATTTGATCTTGCGTGGAGAATACTGACAGACGCTCGGTCTGCCAGCTGTCAATCATTTGGTTGAGCGCCATCAAGGCGTCTTGTGACGTAGCCGCAGAGGGCGTTTCACCTTCAGCAAGCACACCGAGAAGTCTAAGCGCCCGTTCAATTTGTTGGCCAGCGGTGTACGTTGTCATTTTTAAACCTCAGCAGTGGTTTTTCTACGGCGTTTAACTTCCAGCACGTTCACAGGAGCCGCTTCAGTTTCAGAAGACGTGTCTGAATTATAGCGAATCCAGCCATTTTTTTCATCAGCGTCTGCTTCAATATCCATAGTCGCTACTTTAGCGCCATGGACAGGATGTGTGAGATAAATGACGGCCATTATTCCTCCAAGGGCGTGGGTTCGGGTGCTTCAATGCGGGCAATTAACATCCGATATGCGGAGATCGTGGACTGAGCTTGAACCAAAAAAGTACGAGCCTTTTCTGCTTCTCGCTCAAGTTCCTCGATCTCGCAAACCAAGAATTCCTTGGTGATCTGCATTATGCAAATGAAGCGTAAGCAGGGACGTAATACACAGTGCCGCCAATCATCACTTTGATTGCTTTAGACACAGTAGTTACGCTGGTTGCAGCGGGTGCAATTGTGGCAGCGGGAGCAGTTTCAATATTCATCAACAAAGGAATTTCACCTGTGTTTGAACCGCTGTCAGACACACGAATAAACGAGGCTGTAGCAGGTAAAGAAGCATTAACTGTGTAGGCAGTGTCTAGTTGGATAACAGCCAAAGTACCGCCGGGGGTTGCATCACTGCCACCCAAAGTAGCACGAATAGCGTTAGCCGCACCAGAAATAGTGGCCGCAGAACCGTCAACACTTAAAGAAATGTGAGCGCCGTTAATAGTACCCGCAGCCGCTGCGCCAGTGCCAGTTACTACGGAGAACGCACGGAGCGTTTCACCAGAGCCTGTGCTTGTAAAAGTCAACTTGTTGTAAGACAAGCGAGTATCACCACTGGCCGCGCTGGTTGTAGCGTAAGAACCGTTCAACACACCAGAAGATGTGAGAGCAATAGGATCGCCAGACGAGCCAACTTGTACCGAATCAAATGCTGGGTCAGCGAATGCAACGCCAACAGCTTTAGTATTT